CATATTCGGTGGCACCATGCCATCAAGTGCGCCAACAATGTCTGATGTCATTGAGACCATCGTTGGAAGGCGCTTGCCTTGAAGTAGGTCATTGCCGTAGGCAAGTGACGGTGCCTGTTGCAACGCCGCAATGAGTTTCACATCCCAATCGGCGGTGCGTGGGCGGTGGTCATCGCCAACGAAGGTGAAATACTTGTATTTGTCTTGATATTTGCGTGCCACATAATTGAGTGGCTTTGCCATACCGCGAGAGTCATTGTTGCAGGTGATCACATAATCATCGCCTACTTCAAAGATGTATTCATCTGCCTTTGGGTCGTCATAGTCAACAATGAAGAGCAAGCGTGAGGCAGATGAAAGGTCATCGTGACAGGCTAAGAGTTCAACGGCATTTTGTGGTCGCCCACGAGTTGGAACAAGTGTGATCATTTCCATTTTGATTCAATCTCCCCTGCAATCGCGGCATATGCTGCCAAGTCTATGAATGAATCTTCGTGGTCAGGTGTCTCAATCAAGCGAGCTATTTTCACAAGACATAAACACAAAGCGACCTGTGAAGGTGTTATCTCAGTTTCAAGATACACACTCCACAGGTCTGCGATGCGCTTGTGATTTACATACGGTGATCCATAGTTTTTTTGACGATCAGTATGTGTGAGGCGTTTTGCCTCATCTAAAATTTCCCCCCGATTCATTTTTTACTTGCTTCCTTTGCCAAATTCTGTTGACTTGGAATCAAATGCCTTCAATACAGGCCCGGCAACTGCTGCCAATCCTGCTGCAAGGTAATTCTTCAAAGGTTGATTTGGGTCTGCAAGATATAAAGCTGCAACGGCTGCTGCTGCTGCACGAAGATATGTCTTTGCAATTGCTTCAAGTTTTACTTTGTCAAACATCATTACTCCTTAAAGGTAGGCTTGCCGAATCCAACGATGAACACGGGCAAGGATGGCTTGAGTTTGCCCCGATTTTTTGTCTTGTAGGCGCGAACCTTACGGCATACTTGACCGCCGTTGCGCTGATCGCCTTTTTTATCAGGTGCCGTGTTGCCCTCAATTGTCACGACAGTTCCATCATCTCGAACCTGCAAGACGATGCCAACATGAGAGATTCGATCAATTCCATCTCCTGGGAAATCAAAGAAGGCGATGTCACCTGGCAGGGGCGTGGCAACCTCGGCATCTTCCCACTTGCCCTTTGCCTGAAATGCTTGCGCCCCTGAAGGGGTAAATGTGCAGTTGGGGATTGAGGTCACTTTTGCCTGTTTTGCCACCCAGTTGACGAAGGCACCGCACCAGGGTTGATTTGCCTTTTGATAGTGGGTTTGATTATCGGCAGGGCCTTCAATGAAGCCTTCTTCGCCTCGTGCCACATCAAGAAACTTATTGAGTTGAGCTGACATTGTTCTCCCCTTGTTTTGGTTTTGATTTGAGTCCATTTGCAGAGACTATCCCTGCCAAAGTTCCTGTGAGAAAGACCGTCAATGTTGCAACTAGGTCAATGAAGGCTGCATCATTGGGTGCTTGCCTCATCGGTTGGGTCACAAATACTAATGCCCACAAGAGCGCAAATACCGATCCTGCAAAGACGATTGCAAGGATGATTCCTATGCTCACAACAAGTCGAGCGTGTAATTCTTCGGCTGTGTATCGCTCACGGCGTTTCATCAAATATCTCCGGAAGTAGGTCAGAGGTGCAGGTTCCTGTGATTTCGCATTGCGGTTTATTGCATTCAGGTTTTTCCCAATTTTCAAACTCTTGGCAAGGGTAGCGAACCCAACCCTGATAACTGCAACTGCTAAGAGTTAGAGCGAGAAAGAAGGATGCGATAAATCTCTTCAACCTGTCGCTCCAATCGCTCAACTGAATCTTTCATGCTTGAACCGCCATTGGGCTTCAATTCATTCAGGTAATGCTTGACAAGCCATCGAGTCACGGCAAGGAATGCTCCACCGATTGTCAAAAGAGAAACTGTGAGTGCTGCCCAATCTTGAACTGTCATCTTATGGTTCCAAGTAAAGAACGGATACGGTGGTGTTGTTGTTGCCATTTGCCACGGCATAAATCACACTTTTGATGGGAACGAGAAAATCAAGGCTTGTGTCTTTCTGAAATTGCATACCTGTGCTTGAAGTGACATCGGCTCCGCCAAGATAGCAGGGGTGATCGTTGCTATTTGTCAGAAGGACTCGGCGGTTCTCACCGTAGGATTCAACAAGAATCTGAGCTGTTGAGGTGACAAGCAGTTGTTTTGAGGAAGCCATTTTTCTCCTATTTAAGCAAATTGACTAGTGATCTAGTTCTACCTTGTGCGAGTTGTGTATAAATCTGAGTGGTTGCAACGCTGGTATGTCGCATCAACTCTTTTACTGCAATCAAATCTCCCCCTGATTTTTCAAGCATTGTTGTGGCAAAATAATGCCTCAATGAGTGAAAATGTTTAGCATCCTCGCCTAAAATACGGCGCATTTCATTTGCTGCTCTGCTTGAAAGTTTATTGGGGGTGACTTGCCACAATCTGCCAAGCGTATTGTAGGACTTAATCACATCTGAAACTATCGGTGAAATTGGAATAATTAAGTCAGTTCCACCTTTGCCCTGTACCCGTAAAGAGTAGCCATCTTCGTGTTCAATCAAATCTGAACCTCGAATGTTGGCAACTTCCATTGCCCGAAGTCCTGCGGTACCACCCAAAATGAACCAATCGTGCATCAGTTTGTTCTTGGCATCTGCGAGCAACTTTTGATATTCCCCCTTTGTCACAGGCTTTGGCACGCCTCTGCCTGGTTTGACTTGAGGTAGGGCTTCGGCAGGATTATTGCCATTGACTAGGTTCATCTTGTTCAAAGACTTATAGATTGAGCGCAATCGGGCAACATAGGTTGCCTTTGTGGATTGCTTCGTAGCTTGAAGAATGACACGCTCAAGATCGGCATAAGTGGCCACCGCAGGGTGGACACCTAGCCGTCTGATTATCTGCATATCCTGCTTGAATAACTGCTCTGAATATCCACTTGTCCGATATCTATTGTGAAGCTGCTCTGCGATCTGCTCTAGCGGTATGAGTTCCATACGCTAGATGATAGCACCTAAACCGTCAGGTTCGGTGTGAAGTGTTCCATTTATTTGCCAACCTTTAGCCCATTTGGTACAGGCTTTGAGTATTCCCATTTTTCAATGTAAGCACCTTGTCCGTCTGAGTCATCACGAAGTTTAATAGTGCCAAATTCACCAAAATCTTCACCTGTCAATTCAGGATAAACCGCAATAATTTTTTCCCAAAGTGTCATTTGCTATGCTCCTAAAAATTGAACTTGAAATGGTTGTTCTTCATCTCTGCCATAAAATACTAAATTTCCACCGCTGTTTTGATACACATACATTTCAATGTAATCACCAGCATTTAATTTAACAATAGTTGACCGAGAATACATAGGATAAAGACCAGTTGCCGCGCCTGTATCATAAGTAAAAACCGCAGACCCATTTTTGTACAGTTGCATTGTTTTTGCGACGCCTGTTGATGGATCCCAACGCTGAGTCATATTTACTAAATAATAACCGCCCAAACCTGTTGGAATAGTAATTCTGCTCGTGTTTGTTGTCGTGCTATGAAATCCGTCTGTATCAAAATTTTCATAAGCAAAAAGAACTGCTGTGTAAGTAGCATTTGCAATGGTCTGGAAAACTCCATAAACCGCGCAGCCCACAAAATTTGGCGATTTAGCCCATTTTAATCCTGTTGATGCGGAACTATCTGCTACGAGAGTTTCCCCATTTGATCCTGCTGCGAGATTGTCAAAAGTCGCCGATCCTGTTCCAACAATTAAATCACCTTTGGCTGTGATCTCTGTTGCCATTGAGTTTGTGACAGTTGGCACCGGCCCTGTTGCGCTTGAAATGCTGATGCCTGTGCCGGCTGTTAGTCCTGTGATATCTCCTGTTGCACCTACCCACGCGGCTCCGTCATAAACTTCCAAAGTGTTTGTGTCCTGTAAGTAAGAAACCATCCCCTCTGCAAGCACGCCCGATAAGGCTGTTGTTCGAGCTGCTGAATCTGCAAATCTCATCACCGTCTGTTCCATCAGATATGTGTTGACTTGAGCTGCTGTTAGCACATCTCCTGTTGCGAATAGTTTGTATCCTGCTCCTGCCATGATTTCTCCTTGTTTAGTAGCTTAGAACGCCGGCGGTGTCTAAGACTCCTTGAGTTGTACTGTCTAGAATAAATGCTTGGATGATCGGTTCGCTTGTGAGAACTTTAGTGGTAAATGTCGTTTTTGTGATGTCGTGTTGTAGTCCTTGCACGAATAATTCTCTAGTGATTGATGTGGAACCTGGCATCGTCTTTGTAATGTTGACAAGGTCAAAGATTTCAAGGTTTAAGCCTGCAATGTTGCGTGCCTGCTCATTTTCTTCAACAAGATTTAAGGTCATTGAATCTATGCGAACAAGTGAGTCTTTTCTAGATTCTAAGATCATCGTTGCTTGGTCAAGGGATTCTGTATCCGTTTGAACCAAGATTCCTTCTCGCTTGCCTGAATGAAGGAAGTAGTTATCAATTGAGGTCTGATCTGAAACGATTTGACTAGTTCCGTT